TTGGCGAAGGGGGCGGCTGTGGTTGCTGTTGGTCGTCTCAAGCAGCGGTCTTACGAGACGAACTCGGGCGAGAAGCGCACGAGTATCGAGTTGGAGATTGACGAGATCGGCCCGTCGTTGCGTTATGCGACCGCGCAGGTTACGCGGGCGGCATCCACGCGGGGCGCGCAGGGGGCGTCAGCGCGTCAGGGTTCATCGGGCGGGGACTCGTGGGGTGCGCCTGCCCCGACCGCTCAGGCGGGCGCACAGCAGCCCGACGTGTGGGACGTACCCGCAGCGCTCGACTCTGATCTGCCTTTCTGATGACCATTCATTCATCGTTCAACGCCATGCCGCAAGCCCCCGGATCGTCCCGAGGCGATACCAAGCCCGAGCACCGTTGCGCACAATGCTGCGGGCCGCTCGGCAAAAGTTCCATACCTTGCCGCAATGAACCGAAAGAGGCAAGCCATGAGTGACACCGACCCAAACGCAATCCGAGCCCGAGCCCAAGCCGCGACCAAGGGGCCGTGGGCGTGGTACGGCGATATGTCGAACAACGAGGGCACGCTGGAGTCGAACGAATCTGCGCCAGCGGTGATCTCGGCGTCGGGAATGCACACCGAGGGTTACATCTTCATCGAACCCGGTGACGCTGAGTTCATCGCCCACGCCCGCGAGGACGTGCCCGCGCTGCTCGCGCTGGTCGAGTCCCTGACCGCCGAGTTGGCGACCGCGAAGGCCGACGCTTGGAGCGCGGGCTTCCGCGCGGGGCGTGGCGCGGACCACAACCCGTGCTGGTGGCCGGCGAACCCGTACCGCGCCCAGCCCGTCGCCGAGAAGGGGGCCGACCATGACTGACCTACTTGACGCAATCGACGACCTAACCAAGCCGCAGCGGCAGAAGTTCATGCAGGACACGGTTGACGGGGGAACGGTGATGGTTTCGGCCTCGCAACCGTCACTGCTCGAGCAGTTGAACGCGGCGATCAGGTCAAGCATGGGCGCGTCATCCGGTGCTGCACTGAAGTCTGAGGGTTCGATACTGAACACGGCGGCATTGTTCGAGGCGATCAAAATCAACACGGCGATCCGCGAATGGTGCCGCATGGTCGATATCAGGTGGACCGAGAAGCCGTGGGACGATTTGCGCGCATGGCATGTCGCGACACTCGCCCACCCGCTGCACCCCGACGCGGAAAAGTTTCGGATCGGTGAAATGCGGAAGTGGGCTAACCGGATTACAGGGATGCTCGACCCGCCCCGCGAGAGAGAGTTGGACGACGCTTGCCCGATGTGTGAAGCATCAACATTCTGGCGGGCGGGGGCAGAGTATAAGCGGCCCCTGGTTGTCCGGTATCGGTCGACTGATGGGCAGGAGTTGGTGGACAACGCGCGTGCCATGTGTCGGTCGTGTGAAGCGGTTTGGGGTGCGCGTGAACTGTCGCGGGAACTAGAGATCAAGGCGGGGGCAGTATGACAAGACGCACAGAGGAGGGGACCGACCAGTGAACGGCTCATACGAGTGCGAGGAGTGCGGGGTGCTGTCTAGTGACTGGCACTTCATTGTGAGCCGCTACTGGTGCGACGAGCACGCGACCATCGGCCGGAAGATGCGCGGCAGGTTGCTCCAATCCAAGGCGGCAATGGGCAACCGCAACGCCGCAAAGCGATCAGGCAATCCGGCAAAGCGTGCCGAGGATGGAACCTGCCACTAACACCGCGACACACCCTCACGTTGCATGTTGCGAAAGTTAATGCTATGAGGTAAAGTGAGCATCACGTAGAAGAACTCTGTCCAGAACAGAGTCGGAAAGGGTCAGGTCTTCGGACCTGGCCCTTTTTTTACGCCCAAAAACTTGCCGTGCTGCCACCCACACACACTGACCAACGGGTGCGAGCATCACGGCAACACACTCCCCCGACAAGGGGAACACAAAAACCGTCACGCCACTACGAGCTGCGGTCATAGTGCCGGTCCCTGCCAGAAGTGGGACAACGCGAGAGCGGACATGTGGACGCGCCAACAGGCCCCGCATGTCCGCTCTTTGCACGCCTGCCCCTTGTCGATAGGAAACCCGATGGCCTGCACCGTCTGCGCAACCAACGTGCAAATTGACGACAGCAACACCAAAGCAGGCTGGGCTAAGCAGCTCGGGGTAGACGAGTCCAGCATTCGCCGGCACCTCAAGCACGCCGCCCGCGTAACCAACACGGACGAGCAACGCGACTCCACCGAAGAATCCAGCGACGGCACCCGAGCAGTCACGGCCATTCGTGACCGGCCCGTGACGCTCGAGGACGCACGCGCCTGGATCTCCTCGACCGGCGACAACCCCGACGACTACACGCTGAGCATTCGCGCGATCGCCTACGGGGTCGACCAGTTCTCCAACCGAATGTCGGCAACACCGAAACGCAAACGCGAGACGGCCGCTGACGAGTCCCCCGTCGTGTTTCAGAGCATCCTTGATGATGTGCGCGGGTTCACCTACATCCCGCAGCCGATCGCCTACGACAACACCTCGGCAATCATCATGCCCGCAGATTTGCAGGTCGGCAAGGTTGACTGGAACGGGTCAACACGCGACACCGTAGCCCAAGCCCTCAACTCGTTTCACGAGTTCGCCGCATACGTCAAAGAGTCACGCCCGCAAGAAATCCACATTGTGGACGCCGGCGACCCCATCGAGAACGTCTTCAACACATCCTCGCAGCTGGGCACCAACGACCTAGACCTGCCGCACCAAATCGCCACCGCCTCACACATCTTCCTCGAGGGCATCAAACTCCTTGCGCCACTTGCCCCAGTCGTCGGCTTCAAGGCGATCCCCTCCAACCACGGCGCGTTCCGTGTTGGCCCCAAGTCGCCCGGTGGTGACGCGCACGCAGACTTCGGCATTGTCATAGCCGAAATGTTGCGCTCGTCGTTGACGCTCAACAGGGCAGCATTCGGGCACGTCACAGTGCAAACACCCGAGCCGTACCAAGAGTCGCTGTACTTCGAAACATCCGGCTCAGCAATCGGTGTCGTTCACGGGCACCAAGCAGGAGGCCCCGACAAGCTCGGCACATGGTGGCAAGGGCAGTCGCACGGCAACATGCCCGTGGCTAAGGCCCGCATACTGTTGGCCGGTCACTGGCACTCGCTCAGGGTGTATCAGTCGGGCGATGGGCGTTGGGTCATCATCGGCCCCGCATCGGATCGCGGCTCTTCCTGGTTCACGAACCTCAAGGGCGAGCAGTCGAAGTCGGGCATGTTGGCATTCACCACGGCGGACAACTCGTGGTCGGATCTGCGGATTCTGTAACCTAAAGCTCTCGGGTGATACCGAGTAGAGGCGTTATCCCGGCCTTATCGACTACGGGACGCACGCAGCTTCCTCGCGGTGATTATCTAACGATCATTGCGCCCGGAAGACAAGGAGCGGCGGAGGGCATTCTCCGCCGCTTCCCTGCGTACCGCAACCTTGCAACGGTGATGCGGGCACTATCAACCGGGGCGCGTTGATGTTGCATGTTTATCTTGCATGTTTCTGCTGTTGCGTATTGACAGACGTATTTACAGCGGGCATAATAGAGACATGACCAACACACAGAACACCACAGACGCCGACTACCTCCGCATCTACGGATTCGCCCGCCCCGTCCGACCGACACGCACCCCCGCACAGGCAGCACGACGCCGCGCACTCATCGCAGCAATCAACGCCGACCGCCCCGAAGCCACAGTCGAGGCCCGCCCCACCCACGCCGAGTACATGAACGTCGGACGATGACCGCCGGCGAGCGCGAGGCCGAGATTACGGCCCGCACTGCGCGCAACGGTCGGGTCATGGCCGAACGCCTGCTCCTGGCAAGTCGTAACGAGTCTGATCTAGAAGTAGTGGGCATGATCCACAGGCTCTGCGCCATTGCAGAACGCGAGGCCAACCGTGGCAACTGACCCGATGCCCCTGCGTTCCATACGCATCCCCGACGCGATCTGGCAAGCAGCACAAGCCAAAGCCGACGAACGCCACGAGAACCTATCCGAAGTGGTCAGGCAAGCGTTGACTCGGTACGCACGGAAAAAGTAACCCGCACGCAACACGGGAGGCAACCATGACATTCCTTGCAACCCTCGCCGCACTATGCGCCGCACAAGGACACACATGGTCGCAATGCCCATGCTGCCCCACCAACTGCACACGCTGCGGATACAGGGAACTCGGCTGATGGGCGTGCAATGGCTCCGAGTCCCCCACGGATACGCCGCGTACATTTACAAAGTGCCCGAAGCTGCCGAGTCTGACCCTGTAGCCGACTGGATGGACGAACGCGCGCAAGTCCTCGCAACACTCAGAACGGCAGTCGATGACAACCGGGCCTAAATGGGTGTGCGAGTCATGCGGGCGTGCCTACTGTGTCCCCTCGCTTGCTAAGGACTGCGCCATACGCGATCGGAGCTAACCATGTTCGCCCGACTATGGCTGCTCCTCACCCGCAAATATTGGCTCTACCAACAAGACGCCAACGGTAACTACCACTACTACCCCAACGACGACACCCGCCAACACGAAGCAGACGAATGCTGGTGCGGGCCGATGGACACACGACACAATCGCGGCGACGGAACGTTTAGCGACGTGATCGAACACCACTCGTTAGACGCGCGCGAGATTGTTTGGGAGGCGCGGAGGTAGACGTGGGCACGCAACGAAGCGTCACCCGCGCCAAGAGATTCAGGGCAATCGTCGCCCGCACCAAAGCCGCGTGCTGGATATGCGGAACAGCCATCGACTACGAGCTGACACACACAGACCCGATGAGTTTCGTCATCGACCATGTGGTGCCCCTCCATCGAGGAGGGCTAGACGACATGAGCAACATCAAAGCAGCCCACCGCACATGCAACAGCACCAAACGGGCGCGACTCGTCGCACCAATCATCCGACGCAGTGGGTCCCTCCAAGCACCCTAAAGAGGTTGGTACAAAGCCAATCGGCTTGGTACAAACCGAGGGGGAGGCCCCCCCGAATCGCCTTCTGAAAGCCCTCCGGGTATAGACGGCTTCTCCCCCCACCGTTTTTTTCGTTTTCCCAACACTTTGTACCAACCTTTTTGTACCAACCCGATTGCCCGATTGGACGTGATTTCTCATGGCGGCTAAGCATCATTTGCGCGCGGTTGCCCCCGAGGAGGTCGCTCCCCCGAAGGTGCCTTTGACTTTGGTTGAGGCGGTCGCGGGCGGGAACTATCTAGAGATTCTTTTGGCTCAGCGGCGCGAGATTGCCGAGTCGATCCCTGATGAGCGGGGGCCGGCTAAGGCTGCGCTGCACAGGCAGTTGTCGATCATCGCTAAGGAGATTGAGCTGTTGGAGGCGCGCGCGCAGGGGGAGGCCGAGGACGTTGAAGCAGTCGGAGACGAAGCCTGGGACGAGGAAGCTATCTGAGGTTGCGCGTGAGCTGGTCATGCCGTCGGGGATTGTCTCGACGGGTTGGCGGGACATTAGCACTCAGTGTGTGGCGCTCGGTATTACGTTTGAGCAGTGGCAGGACGGCGTGGGGCGTCTTGCGTTCGCTAAGCGGGCAGATGGTGTTTATGCGGCTTCTGTGGGCGGCACGGTTATGTCGATTCCGCGTCAGGTGGGCAAGACGTATCTTGTGGGCGGCATTGCGTTTGCGTTGTGTTTGCTCACTCCGCGCACGAAGGTAATTTGGACTGCACATCACAGCAACACGGCTGATGAGACTTTTGATTCGATGTCTGCTATGGCGCAGATGACTAAGGTTGCCCCGCATATTCGGGCGGTGCGTGCGGCGAATGGCCAGCAGCGGATTTTGTTCCGTAATGGTTCGCGGATTGAGTTTGGCGCGCGCGAGCGTGGCTTTGGGCGCGGCAAGCAGAAGGTTTCGCTGCTGGTGCTGGATGAGGCGCAGATCCTGACTGATTCGGCGCTTGAGAACATGGTCCCGTCGATGAACCGGGCTAATAACCCGATGATGTTTATGATGGGCACCCCTCCGCGTGCGCAGGATTCGGGCGAGGTGTTCGCTAACAAGCGGATGCGTGCTCTTTCGGGTGCGGCCAAAGATACGTTTTATGTTGAACTCAGCGCCGACCCGAAGGCCGACCCCGACGACATCGACCAGTGGGCTGCTGCCAATCCGTCTTACCCGCACTTCACGCCACACGAGGCGATGCTGCGTATGCGGGAGTCGTTCACGGATGACGGGTTCAAGCGCGAGGCGTTGGGGATCTGGGACCCGACGAGCACCGTTCGGGTCATTGATGAGCTGACGTGGAACGCTCAGGGCGATTCGGCGTCTATGGCTGTGGAGCGTTTGACTCTTTCGCTTGAGGTTCCTCCTGGTCGCCGGACTGCCGCTGTGGGTCTTGCCGGCAAGCGGGCGGACGGGCGTTGGCATGTGGAGTTGCACGAGGAGCGCAAGGGCGTCGATTGGGCCATCCCTTACGTTCAGGCTCTTGCGTCTGTGAATAGGTTGCATGCGGTTGTGGCTGATGAGATGTCTGGGCTTGTGGAGAAGCGCAGGGATCGGCATTACCTGATCGGTACTGACATTTTGGTGACTCTTGCCGCGTCCGAGGGCCGCGATATGGCGATTGCGTGCGCGAAGTTTTATGACGGCATTGAGGATGGTTCTTTGTTCCACACGGACCAACCTCAAGTGAATGTTGCCCTGTCTGTTGCCACTAAGCGCCCGTTGCAGGGCGGTTGGGCGTGGAACAGGAAAGATCCGACCTCGAACATTTCCCCGGTTGTGGCTGAGACTTTGGCTCTTTGGGGTGCCC